GTTTAAAAAAACCGATTTTGTCCGCACAAAGGGGGTGTAAAACAAACATGAAAAAAGATAGCAAGACATCCTCTAGGATTGAGGAACTTAAACAGATATACGCACCATTATCTTCAGAAAAAATGGCATTGGCATATCCTCTGATTGAAAATATGGTGTTCATTGAACAGCAGATGGAATCTCTGCAGCAGATAATCGCATCCGAAGGATTTACTGATGAGTATCAGAACGGAAACAACCAATTCGGCAAGAAACAATCAGCAAACCTTCAATCCTATAATGCTCTGGTGAAGTCTTACAACATGATTAATTCAAGATTGGAAGGTATGCTTCCAAAACAACAGAACAAATCAAAATTGGAAGCCTTGATGGATGAATAACTACATTCTTGAGAGATACCAACGCATCAAGGATGGAACGGACAACGAAGGTAAACTGATTCGGCAATGGTATGAATACATTATCAAAGGACTTGAAAAGAAGTCCTTTTATTTTGACCAAAAGAAAGCCAGCAAAGTAATTAAGTACATCGAGAATTTCTGCCATCACCACGAAGGTGAACTTGCTCCAGGTTTGCTGAAACTTGAGCCTTGGCAGAAAGCTGACTTATCTATTATCTTCGGCATCGTTGATAAAAACGGATATCGACAGTTCCGAGAGGTTCTGTATGTCATGGGCAGAAAGTGCGGAAAGTCGCTCGTTGGATCATCCGTCTCATCGTACATGACCTTCCTCGATGGCGAATACGGAGCAAGGATTTATTATGTTGCACCGAAACTCGATCAGGCGAGAATCTGCTATGATGCGTTCTATCAGATGATAAAAGCCGAGCCGGAACTGAACGATCTTGCTAAAAAGCGAAGAACAGATGTCTATATCGAGTCTACTAACACTACTGTTCAGCCCTTAGCGTTCAATGCCAAAAAGTCGGATGGTCTGAATCCGCATTTAGTGGTTTGCGATGAATTGGCAGCATGGCAAGGTGACCAGGGCATCAAACAGTATGAGGTCTTAAAGTCTGCTTTAGGTGCTAGAAAGCAACCTCTGATATTCTCGATTACCACAGCCAACTACGTTGACGGCATTTACGATGAGTTAATGAAGCGATCAACGGCTGTCTTGAACGGAACGAGCAAGGAAACAAGGCTTGCTCCGTTTATTTACCAAATTGATGATGTCAACAAATGGAATGACATCAACGAATTAAAGAAAGCCATGCCGAACCTGGGTGTAAGTGTTTCGGTTGACTATATGCTTGAGGAAATCGCAATCGCAGAAGGTTCACTTTCCAAGAAAGCCGAGTTCCTCACCAAATATTGCAACATCAAGCAGAATTCCTCTGTGGCATGGTTGGATGCCCAAACCATAGAGAAATGTGTAAGCAAGCCTTTGGATCTGAACGATTTCAAGGGGTGCTATGGAGTCATGGGCATCGATTTATCTCGCACAACGGATTTAAGCTGTGCTGTGCTTTTGGTCGAAAAAGACGGAATCATCAACACATTTGCGAGGTTCTACTTGCCAGCAAACAAAATCGATGAAGCCACCGCAAGGGATGGACTACCGTACAAAGCGTTCATCCAACGAGGTTTCCTCTATCCGTCTGGGGAGAATTTCATCGACTATCAGGATATATACGCTTGGTGCAAAGAACTGATCGAGAAGTACAAAATCTACGTTTTGGAAATCGGATATGACCGATACTCGGCACAATATCTTATTTCCGATTTAAAAAACTATGGCTTCCATGTGGATGATGTCTACCAGGGAACCAACCTTTCCGGCATCATCCGTCTGACCGAAGGGTACATGAAAGACGGAAAAATCAACATCGGTGACAACGATCTTTTAAAGGCACACTTCTACAACTCCGCTTTAAAAATCAATGCAGAGAACGAACGATGCCAATTGGTAAAGGTCGAACCAAGACAACACATCGATGGCATGGCATCCTTTTTGGATGCAATGTGCATGAGAGACAAATATTGGAACGAAATTGGTCGGCAGCTGACCAACGAAAGGAGAGCATAAATGGGTCTTTTTGATTGGTTATTCCCAAAGGAAGAACCTGTGAAGTTAAAAAATACAGAACAGTTCAAGTTGCTGACCGCATATGAACCGATTTTCCATGATCACATCGGTTCGGTGTATGAATCGGCACTTGTAAGGTCAGCGATCGAAGCAAAGGCTAGACATATCTCAAAGTTAAAAGTCGAATTACAAGGCGAAGCACAGCCAAACCTCAAAGCGAAAATGAGACACAAGCCAAACGATTGGATGACCTATCCTCAATTTTTGGCTCGTTGTTCGACTATTTTGGATTGCACGAATAATTTATTTATTGTTCCTGTCCAGGATGAGTATTTGCAGACGATAGGGTTCTTTCCTGTTCTGCCGGAGCGTGTTTCATTAGTAGAGGACAAAAAAGGCAAACTGTGGCTTAAATACAGATTCCTAAATAATCAGACAGGGATCGTTGAGTTCGACCGCTGTGCCTATTTAAATAAACACCAATTCAAGAGTGATTTCTTCGGTGAATCCAATCATGCGTTAAGAAGCACGATGGACTTGATCGCCATCAATGAACAAGGCATCGAGGAAGCGGTCAAGAATTCAGCTTCGTATAGGTTCATGGCTAGGGTGTCGAACTTCACGAGTCCAGAGGATCTAGCCGAAGAAAGACAAAGATTCAGCCGTGAAAACCTTAAAGCCGAGAGTGGTAATGGCGGTTTGCTGTTATTCCCTAACACCTACACCGACATTAAACAGTTAGAGAACAGCCCTTATACACCTGATGAGAAGCAGATGCAGTTGATCAAAGATAATGTCTTTGATTACTTCGGCATCAACGAAGATGTTATCCAAGGCAAAGCCGATTCGGATGCTCTTGATGCGTTCTTTAACTCAGCGATCGAGCCGTTCGCCATCGCATTGAGCGAAGCCTTGTCTAAAGCCATTTATAGCGAGCGTGAGCGTTCTTTCGGTAATCATGTGTATGTCAATGCGAACCGACTCCAATACATGTCACAGACAGCTAAAGTGACTGTAGCAAGAGACCTTGGAGACAGGGGAATCCTTACGATCAACGAAATAAGAGAACTATTCAACTACGCTCCGCTGCCAAACGGAGATGTCGCATACATAAGAGGCGAATATAAACCAATAGAAGAAGAACCAACGGAAGGAGATTCCAATGACGGAACTAATGGACAAGAAAATTGAGAATGGTAGAGAATACCGATCCATGACAATGAATGTTGCTGATGCTGACGACTACATGGTGGTTGGCTATGCGACTACGTTTGAAGATCCTTATCATCTCTACAACACAACAGATAGAAACGGAAATGAAGTCGAAGTGAAGGAAGTTGTCAGCAGAAACGCTTTTGACAACACCGACATGAGCGATGTCATTTTCCAATATGACCACGAAGGTCGAGTCTTTGCGAGGTTATCAAACAAAACGATGACCTTGGAAGCCGATGAACATGGTCTTTTAGTTCGTGCCTATTTGGGTGGCACGGAAATCGGTAGAAACCTTTACGAAGAAATAAAAGGTGGCTATACAGACAAGATGAGTTTCGGCTTTACGGTTGCGAAAGATCATATGTCTTTTGACGGCAACGGCTACGTTCGTAGCATTGATGCCGTTGGGAAACTGTATGATGTTTCAGCCGTAAGTCTGCCACAGAACAACAACACCGAGATCGTCTCTGCTCGTAAACATTGCGATGGAGTTATCGCAGAGTTGGAAACGGAGAGAGCAAGAGCAGAAGAGGAGATGAGGATGTTGAACGAAAAGAAGGAGAATCTTTTGGCAAAACTCAAAGCCTTGAGAAAGGATGAAAAAGATGAACATTAAAGAAATGCAGATGGAAGACATCGAAAAGCGTTCTCTTGAGATCGAACAGGAAATGCAGAATGAAGATGCCGACATCGATTCTCTTTCAGCCGAAGTCGAAGAGTTAGAAGCTAGAAAAGCCGAGATCCTGGCAGAAGTTGAAATGAGAAAACAGGAAATGGCAGATGCCTTAAAGACTGCCAAAGAAGTTGAAAGTATGGAGGAAAGAAAAATGTCTGATATGGAAATCAGAAACTCAAAAGAGTACATCGATGCTTATGCAGAGTATATCAAATCCGGCAATGATGCAGAATGCAGAGCATTACTGACCGAGAACGTAAACGGTGGCACAGTACCTGTACCAGAGATGGTCTACAACATCGTTAAAACGGCATGGGATCGTGAAGGAATCATGGCTCTTGTCCGTAAGACCGCTATGAAAGGCAATCTCAAGGTCGGCTTTGAAATCTCTGCCGATGGTGCGGTAGTCCACACCGAAGGCGGAACAGCGATCTCACCTGAAAATCTCGTTCTTGGAACTGTAAACATCGTACCGCAGAGCATCAAGAAAGTCTTACAGATCTCCGATGAAGTCTACGATTTAAGAGGTGAGGAGTTCCTGGACTACGTTTACGATGAACTGGCTTACAGAATCGCCAAGAAGTGTGCCGATCTCATCATCGCTGCGATCGAGGCTTGTGGTACTGTTTCAACGGCTACATCAGTTGCAGTTCCTGTTCTCACCGCTGCTACCATCGGACAGGCTACCATTGCATCCGCTATGGCTCTGTTAAGCGATGAAGCTGCAAATCCTGTTGTTATGATGAACAAGGCTACCTGGGGTGCTTTCAAGGCTGCACAGTATGATGGAAACTTCAATGCCGACATCTTTGAGGATCTGCCTGTTGTGTTCAACAACACAATCAAGGCGTTCTCCGCAGCTACAACAGGTGAAACCTATGCGATCGTTGGTGACCTTGGCCATGGTGCTTTAGCTAACTATCCGAACGGACAGGAAATCAGCTTCAAGTTTGATGATCTCTCTCTCAAGAAACAGGACTTAATCGAAGTCATGGGTAGAGAGTATGTCGGTCTTGGTATCGTTGCTCCGAACGCATTTGTTAAGGTCAAGAAATAAGGTATAAACAAAGAAAGGGAAAATCATGAAAATACTTATCGCAGTTCCTTGCATGGATCAAGTCCCATCGCAGTTTGCCCAATCCATCGCAACCTTGAACAAGGTAGGAGATTGTGCTATTGCATTTCAAATGGGTAGTCTTGTGTACGATGCTAGAAATTCTTTAGCATTGAACGCAATCAAGGCTGAAGCTGATTATGTCATGTGGTTCGATAGTGACATGGTTTTCCCTAGTGATACTTTAGAACGATTGATCGAGGACAGGGATAAGGGTGACATCATCACAGGCGTGTATTACCGAAGAGTTGCACCTTATCATCCTGTCCTCATGGAAAAGTTGGAAATTTCGGAAGACAAGTGTGAGTGGAGTGACTGCATTGACTATCCTCAAGATATTTTTGAGGTAGCCGGATGTGGCTTCGGATGTGTTTTAGTTCCTACAAAAGTCTTACTTGAAGTCTTTGCAGAATACGGAAATATGTTTGCACCCATCAATGGTGTAGGCGAGGATCTGTCCTTCTGTTGGAGAGCGAGAAAGTTGGGATATAAGATTGTCTGCGATCCATCCGTTCAATGTGGTCATGTCGGTCACTACGTTGTTGATCGAAATTTCTACAATGCGTACAAAGGAACAAAATGAAAGTAAAAATCACAAGACCGATCAGGGTGAACTGCTTGTCAGGTGAAGTCGAAGTAACTCAACAGGAGTACGAAAGACTACAACGCATGGGTGCTATCGATACCGAAGCAAGACAAACACCTGAAATCAAAACAAAGCAGACAAGAAAGGCGAGGAAGTAATTCTTCGCCTTTTTACAAGGAGAAGAACATGAATACGATATTAGACAAAGTTAAACTTGCCTTGAGGATCGTTACCGATGATTTCGATCTTGAAATACAGGATTTGATAGACGCTTGCCTTTTGGACTTAGGTATTGCCGGAGTCACCAAGGATGACACTACGAACGCTTTGGTTATTCGTGCCATCTGTACTTATTGCAAATATCATTTCGGAGATGCCAAAGGTGTTGAAGAATTGGAACGATTAAAGCAATCCTACGATGAGCAGAAAGCACAGATGAGCATGGCAACAGGCTACACGGATTGGCTGAAATGAACAGATCGGATGTAGCTTATTTGGTGGTGGAAACATTCACACAGAACGAATATGGTGTGATGATCCCATCAACTACGAAACACAAAGTGTATGTAGATGTCGCAAGTGCAAATCAACAGGAGTGGTTTGAAGGTGGCAGAAATGGTCTGAATCCTCAATACAGATTCACCATGTTTACTTTCGATTACCACAACGAAAAAATCATCGAGTACAAA